GACGGGGCCGATGAAGCCCATAGCCATGGAGAGGTCGCTCACCTCGAGGCTCGAGGCGTTGGCGGCCCCGGCCAGGGCGTCAGCCACCGCCATGACGTCCTTGCCACCCAGGCCGAACATGTTCATCGCGTTAGCGGCCGTCTCCGCCGCCTGGGCCACTTCTATCTCGCCCGCCGCGGCCAGAGCCAGGGTGCCCGGCAGTGCCGCGGAGGTCTCTCCGATAGTCAGCCCCGCCTTGATCAGCTCCATGGCCGCCTGGGCGCTCTCCCCCGCGCTGAACACAGTGTCCTTGCCCAGCTGGATGATGGCCTTCCGCAGCGGTACAAGCTTGGCCGCCGTCGCACCCGAGACGGCCTGGATGCGGCTCATCTCGTATTCGAAGGAGGCGGCGGCCTTGATAGCGCCCGTGCCGATGGCCGCGATACCTCCGACGACGGCGAGCGCTCCCATGCGCACGGCCATATTCGACCAGACGCGCGTGACCCGGTGGGAGGCCCGCTCCATGACGCCCATGTGCTTGGCCGTGCCCCGCGACATCGCGTCTGTGTGGCGGGTGATGTTCCGGCTCTCGCGGGCGGTAGTCGCGCTCGCGGAGCGCCAGCCCTTGGTGTAGGAGTCGGCGTCCAGCCCCAGCTCGACGTAGAGGGAGTCAAGGGGAGTGGCCAAGGGGAGATCACCTCCTTGAGGAGCGCGTGGACTTCATGAACCCAGCCAGGCTGGCGAGGCCAGCATGGTTCCTGTGCTTCTGGATGCGGCGCCGGGCGAGCTCGTCAGGGTCGGGCTCGAGCTCGTCCGGGCCCTCGTCCGTGTCCAGGCCGAACGCCTCGCGGTAGCGGTCCGAGCGGGGCTCGTACGCTGGGGGGGTTTCCGCCTCCGAGGAGAACGCCCGGCCGATGGCCTCGTACACCGCCCGGCGGAGCACGGTGCTGAGCGTCAGGAATAGTTCGTCGAGTTGTTCTAAGCGTCCCTCGGCCAGCTGTTGCACCCAGGGGATGGGCTGCTCCATGAGGGAGCCCGGGAACGGCAGGACGCCGTAGTGGTGGGAGAGGTCGCGGTAGCGCCGGAACAGATCCTCGTCGGTCAGATCCCGCGGAGGCCCGGTCCGGCCAGGAGTTTTTTTGCCGCCTCTCCTGTGGTCTCCTGCGTGACCCGCTCCCAAAGGACGTGCACCAGGGACTCGCCCAACTCCTCGAGCACGACGCCCGGGTCGAGCCCGACCGGTTTGAGGTGGCAGGCCACGATGGCGGCCGCCTGGTAGCGCGGGGTGACATCGACCGGGGGGGCCTCGTCTTGGACCGGCTCGTCCTCCAGCCATTGGCGCGCCGCCTTGTCGGGATCATCATCACCCCCTTCGGTCTCGGCCTGAGCGCGCACCTCTTCCATGCGCTCGGCCAACGCGTCTACCTCGGCCTGTCGCGCGTCCACGTACGCCTTCACACGCGCGTCGTGCTCGGCGATGGCCGCCTGCACCTTGTACCTGGTCTCTTCGGTGGGGCGGTAGAGATACCAGTTCCTGCCGTTCTCCAGTTCCAGCGTTTCCAGCGGCTCGTGTTTGAAGTCGCGGACTTTGATGCGTCCCATGATGATGCCTCCCGGATGTGTTAGCTTCCCGCCGGCCCCGGACACTCCGGGAAAACGCCCGGGGCCGGCGGGAAGGAGTCGAGACGCTGTTAGGCGTCGTAGGCGGTCGACACGTTGTTTTTCAGCGTGACGGTCATGAGGGGGGCGGTGCCTTCGGCGTCGCCCACCATCCGGTAGTAGGACTCGGTACCGTTCGCGTCAGGCACGATGGCGATGCCCTCGGGGCGGTACTCGATGTAGCCCACGTCGAACGTGAGAATGTCGTTCACAGCCTCACATGTGAGGGTGAAGTTCAGGGAGCCGGTCACCAGCGCCATGTTTATGGCCGCAAGGTCGGCGGGGTCGCTGGCACCGAACAGGTGCAGAAACTCCACCACGTGGTCGGTGGCCAGCACGTCGTAGCCGAGCTCGATGTTGCCGACGCCGTGGAAGGCGTCGGCGGGCAAGAATGTCTCGCCCTTCGGCGTGGACGTCGGCCGGGTGGCGGCGATGCGCACCTTGCCGATCCCGGACTGGGCGACTTCCGAGCCGCCACCCATGTTCACGAGCCAGGCACCCTCCCCCATCCAGAACGTGTAGAACTGCGTCTCCTTCGTGGGCAGGTTCGCCGGGGCGGTGGCGAGGTGCACCGGTAGGGCGCAGACCGCGAACTTGAGCACGAAGCGGGCCACGATGCTGTCACCTTCGTTCGCCGCCTCGAACGCCCACTCGACGATCTTGCAGTCCTTCATGCGCTGCCACTGGTCGTCCACCTGGCGCCACAGCGTGACCCAGGGAGAGGTAGCTGCCGGGACCATGGTGTGGGTCCAAGGATCGACCGTACCGGTGATGGCGTCGTCTCCCAGGCACCAGGCCATGACCGCGCCCGCCATCTTCGGCGAGCACATGACAGTGATGGTGTCTGAGGTCATCTTCACGCCGGAGAGGTAGGCGCGGCCGCCGCCCCAACCGGCCGTGCCGCCGGTCTGGAGCTTGGCCCATTCCTTGTCTACCGCGACGTCGCCCTCGATGCGCTCGAGGAAGTAGCTAGTGGCGGCCATGGTGGCGGCCGTGCCCTTCGCGGTCTGCTTCTCGATGTAGAAACCGTAGTTCGCGGGGTTTATGCTCATCGGTCACCGTCCGTCTTCTTGTGCCGCTCCGGTGCTTCCACCATCTCGATGCCGAGGACCTGCTCGATCTCGACCCTCTCCGCTGCCGAGCAGGGGAGCTGGATCGTGACCGAGTCTCCGATCTTTGTGGCGTACGAGGTGGCGGTAGCATCGGGGGCGTAGGGCAGGATGTAACGCATCGTTGCCTTCACCTCCGTAGGGGTCAGGTCGTCTTCTGGTAGAACACGCGCACCTCGACGATGCGCCGGTAGTAGCCCGTCTCGGGGTCGTGGTCGTCACGCTCGGAGTCCACCCAGGACAGGGCGTGGACCGCGCCGAGCGCGCCGTGGTAGTGGTCGAGCGCGGAGCGCACCTGAGCGGCCAGGGCGTCCGCTGCTGCGTAGGTGAGTCCCCAGCAGCTCAGACGGACGCGCGGCTCCAGATAGCCTGCCGCGAGGCCGGGCGGAGTGGAGATACGCTGGTAGACGATGGCCGGGGGACTGCCCGTGAGTACCATCGGTTCGATGTGGGTAGCGATGATGGCGGCGACGCCCTGATGGGTCGTCAGGTAGGTGACGAGGTCGGTTTCGAGACTCATAGCGCGGAGGCCCTGACGACGACCTTGAGTGCGCGCTTGACCTCGCGCACGGCTTCGTCCTTCTTCTCGTCGAATGCGGGCTGGGCGGACGGCCGCGCAGCCATGCGGACGGTACCGTTCTCCAGGTCGACGGGATAGGCCGGGTCGGTGATGGCCGTGCCGACGATGATCTTGGCGCCGTCGTTCGCACTCTTATTCTGGCCCAAGTCGTCGCCCTCGAAGTCGGACGTCTGGTCGGTGTGCCCGCCGACGTGGATGGACCGGCGATAGCTGCCGGTCTTCACGGGAGCGAGTTGCTTCCAACGGGTCGCGATGACGAGACCACCGGCGACGAGCGCCGTCTCCAGCGCGTCACCGCGGGCTATCTCGCCCATGCGGCCGAACTTGCGGGAGAGCGACTGAGCGCCGACGAGTTTGGTCGTCACCTTCATGTCGTGAGCCTCTCTACCAGGAGCGTGGTGTAGACGCTCGAGCCGTCGTGCGTCACGTCCAGGATGTTGTAGGTGACATTGCCAATCACCGCCTGCATGGCGGCGGTGACGGCCGGGTAGTAGCCCGCGAGGGCGACCACGTGCGTCGCGGTGGTCACGGTCATGCCCGCCCGGCGCGACTCGCCTCGACGAGACGATGTGATGGGGGCGACACGGCAGTCGATGTCCGCGGTCAGCGTCGTCCAGGTGGACGCGGGCTGACCGTAGCCGTCTCTCGTGGTGCTCGCCTGTTGGATGGTGCAGAGACTGACGAAGAATGCGGCCAGGTCGGCCAGCAGCGCCGGTCCGTCGACGAGGGTCACAGGTTGCCCCGCAGCCACTCGTCGTGGAGGCGCTCCCGATGGGTGAAGTCGTTCGTGATCATCTCGATCACATCGAGGCCGCCGCCGTCCTCGTCCTCAGCCTGCCGCGACTGCTCACGCAGCTGCTGAGCTTCGGCGCGCAGCTCCTTGGCGACCGCGGCGCCGTCCGTCTTCACGTCGAGGATGGTGATCACCTTGAGCAGTAGGATCTGCTGCGCGGCGATCGTCTCCAGGGCGAGCGCGGCCGCCCGGCGCCAGTCCCCTTCGATGCTGACGAAGGCGTCGATCTCCTCGTCGGCGAAGATGGGCGCATCGGCGGCTGTGTCCCGGATGCGCAGGCGCACGCGGGCCAGGTCGGAGTCGAGGTCGAGGACCGAGAAGGTAAACGCCATGGTGGGCTATCCCTTCCGCCGGGGCTTCCGGGGTGGCTTGGGCTCGCGCAGCTCGACCGTGCCCTCTGCGGGCTCGGAGGGCGGTGCGGGCCGCAGGGCCTGGAGGAGTTCCCCCAGGTCCTTGCGCAGTCCGCGCACTTCGGCCGTGAGGTCGTCGAGGCGAGATTCGACGCCGTTTATGGGAGGGAGTCCCATGGCTACGCCGCGGCGCCGGTGGAGGCGAGGGCCAGTTTCGGGTCCAGTTGGACTCCCCCGAAAATGTGCCTTACCTTGTACTGTAGGGAATCGAGATCGAAGTCGAAGGCATCCTCGCCGCCGCCGATGCGCCGGGCGTTGGGGGCCTTCATGAAGATCTCGGGGGTCGCGTGGCCGCGGAGGAAGCCCATCTCCAGGGCGGCGGCACCCACGGCGGGAGTCGCGAACATGAACCAGCAGGTGTGGTCGTTCGAGGTCGCGATGATCGGGATCCAGGGGTTGACGACGAGCCTGGTGCGATTGCGCATCCAGTTCGCGACGCGGAGCTCCTGGTCGGTGGCAGCGCCGCCCACCGTGCCGGTCAGCAACAGTTCGGTGGCGGACAGGATGTTCTGGCCGACGATCTCAAGCGCAGGCGGCACCACCAGTGAGACCATGGTGACCGCGATGGGGTTGCCGTCGGCCGAGACCATGTTACCCAACATCTTGTAGGCGTCCTGCAGGGCGGCGATGGACAGAGGCGGGTTGGCTGTGGCGGCACC